TTGAGGGTTTGGAGAGAGGTGTCGTTTCGTCGCTTGTTCGAGCGAGCACTATCGATGAGGTCATGCTTCTTAAGCGGCTTGGGCCTTGTGCGCCGCTTACCCTTCAGAGCGGTCTGCAGATCCCTTGCCGCGCGGAACTCGATGAGGAAGTCGTCGACGGGTACCTCACCCGTCGTCGTCTCGTTGTCCCGTATCTGCTTGATCACATGACCTGGCAGGGGCTCAGCCGGATCAAGGGTCAGTTTGCCGTGCCTTACGAGGCCGACGACTGTACCCATCTCCGGACGTGTCCCTGTCCCTCCACTCCGAATCTTCCCAGGTAGACTGCGTGGAAGGAGACCCGCCGCGGTTTCCTTGCTGATACCGGTCCAATCTTCCACGGACTGTAGCTGATCAGCTACTCCTAGCGCGCAAGTAGAAAGTCCGGCCTCCAGCTTCGAGGCCGTCAGACCGCTTAAGTGTCCCACATCCTGGGACCGAGCGCGTCTGCCATCCATGTCCTTGGTGACTAACTGCTCGCAGAACACACCAGACCGCCCATAGAACGATTTCGACTTGTTCACGACTAGGCCAAGTCGCTCGAGCGTCGTCTCGTAATGTCGGGTTAGGGATCTCGGCCAATAGCCAACAAGGTCGTCCCCGCAGATCTGGTACGTGTCCCTGCGCGCCCCCGCGTACCATGCAGCAAAGGAGTTTGCGAGACATAGTATGGGCCAAGAGCAACCGAGGCCCATGTGCACGCCACTATTCGTGGTGCGCCCATCGGGTAGCCTCTGCCCACAGAAGAGCGCCCTCACCAAAGGGATGTCACTGCCGCGACCGATACGCTCCGAGAGGAGCACCCCCAAACGTTCGGCCAGTTTGTGGGGCATGTAGTCAGTTGCAGCGGTGAGATCGGCAGAGTACAGCTGAGAGAATCGATCCTGTCTCTCTAGCACAACCTGCCTTCCCTTGAGGATGTCCTTTGTCGTGTGTATGCCTCTAAGGCAGCTCAACCAGCGCTTGGTGAGTTCACGCGCGACCGTTGTATCGTAAGCAGGATGTAGGGTGACAATCCGGACCTTGGCCCCGGGTTCAACAAGAGCCAGGGGCCTCAATGAGTGGGGTCCTTCTAGACACCAAGACCTCACCCTGTCCGGGGGCGGGAGATGGTAGGCCTCCTGATCCCCTGTCGACGCCCAGAGGTCTATCGCATGGAACTCTCGCCCACGTCCTTGTTCCTCGACTAGCGCTTCCATGTAGGTCCTCTCAAATCCGTCGAACCCCGGCAGGTCCATGGCCAGGTCCTCCATGTACATGTCCGATAATGCCTTTGCCGTCCCTCCCCTGGCCCGGGAGTGCGTCTCGCATGCGGCATCCGTCGGAATCGGAGTGTCCTGGTCCCCCCCATCCGGGAAGGTTGGGAGGGGGAGCACTTTCATTATGAAGTGTGCGATAGACTCGTCCAATGTCTTGTCGTACTCCCTCCCTTCCATCCATCTACCTACCGCCTCCTCCCTCGCAGAGTCGACTGCCCGATCGGGCACGCTCCAGACCACCCCCCTCTCTGCCGTGGAGGCGAGAAATTCTCGCTTCCTGGCCTTGGGATTGGTCTGTACCTTCAGAGCGTGCTCCCGGGCTTCGTGACAGAATTCCTTGAGGACCTTCGGGCCTTCTCGGATCAACCGTGTTAGGAACTTCAGCAGGTTCCGAATACGCTTGGCGTTGTTCTCCCCCTCAACCTTGGGGGACCCCCAGCGTAGCGTCCACGCGGCCACCAGCACGGCCCAGTGACGCTTCACGGCATTCAACCTCTGTCTGTTGACTTTGCCTTCAACCTCTCTCTCAGCCGCATGAAGAACATTCATAAACCGGCTAACCCCATGCTGACACTGCAGAGACTTCTTGTCTCTCAGAGTCATCGCCCAAACAAGGAACATCTTCCAGTTCCTAGGTATCTGTTTGAGCGCGCACGGGGGGGGTTTCGCCGGGCGACTTGAACGTCGCTCGCGAAGATGGTCCCGTGACGTGTTATTACGTCTCG